TCCCAAAGGCCCCGAAAGTTCGCCCGGAATTTGCGGAACTGCTCAAGAAAATCAACGCGCTTCGCCTTGAGACAAAAAAGCCGTGGGCATACGTCGAGGCGATCGCCAAACGTATGTACGGCGTGGGGCTTTCTTGGCTTGACGGCGAACAGCTCGGCGGCGTGATCACGGCTCTGGTCAAGCACCAGCGGGCGCGGGAGAGGGCGTAATGTCTGACGCGCGCCTGCCCCGCAACGCCCGCGACATCATCGATCGTCTTGGTCCCGCCGTGACCCTGCGTCTCATAAGGGCTCTCGGCGGGACGACTATCCCCGTGCCCATGCGTCTTACGCCCGTCGGCGAGGCCCGTTACAGGAGGCTGTGCGACATGATCGGGGAGGATGCGGCAAAGGCCCTGTGCCGGGAATACGCCGGAACGAATCTTTACATCCCCACGTGCAGGCAGGCCGCCGCCGATGAGCGGGACGCGGCCCTTATCAGGGATCGGGACGCAATGGCCCGCGCGGGACTGTCTGAGCGTGAGATCGTGACAGGGCTTGCTCTTAAATATCATCTTTCCGATAGGCACGTTTGGCGCGTGCTTCACCGTGTCCCGGGAGGGAAAACTTCTCTTTTCCCCCTGCAACGTCAAGGGCGGCTGTTATGACCGTTCCCCGCCGATTTCACCCGCTGACATATGTCGGCTTTCGTAAATCCCCGGCACTGGTAGCTTGCCAGTAACCGGGGATTCCTCTTTCTGGAATCCCGCAAACCATAAGGGGTTTCAGATGAAGTTCTTTGCAAGACTGCTCAATCCGCGTTTTCAGTTCTTCTTTTTCGCCGTTCTGGCGCTTTTTGTGACCGGCCTTGTGGCTTTCTGCTCGCCGGAACAGTTCCCGATCGTCCGCTATAAACTTTCCCTCGGTATGCTGGCCGCCGTGATCGCCGTCTTTTTCGATATGTCGGCGTTCCCTTACGCTTCGCCCGACTCCTACCTTGACGATGATTGGCGAAAAGTCCCCGAGGCGGATCGGCCACACGCCGCCGACTTCCCTGTTGCGCCGGGGTGCCGTCTGCTCTTTGCCGTGGCCTGCCTGCGCCGTGTCGCCGTGGTGGTCGTCTTCATCCTTGCCGTTTCCTTGGGGCTGTAGCCATGCGCGCCGCCTTGAAAAAATGGGGCATGGCCTTTCTTGAATGGTTGTTTACTGGCGTAGCGTTCGGGCTCGGCGTGCTGCTCGTCGCGGCCTTGTTCTTGGGTATCTGCGCGACATTCGCGGGCGCGGCACAGGCCGAAGCCGTCACCATCCCCCGCGCGGCATACCAGCACCGGGACACCCTGATCCGTGCCTCCCGCGCCGTGTGGGGATTGGACGCTCCTGTATCTATTTTTGCGGCGCAGATTCATACCGAGAGTTGGTGGAAAAACAGCACGGTGTCGAGTGCCGGGGCGCAAGGGTTGGCGCAGTTTATGCCGTCAACCGCGAAATGGCTCCCCACGGTTGCG